CCGACCGTTCTCCCCCCCGGGAGTCAGGAAAAACGGGGGAATCGGACCAGAGAGGACCGAGACGATGACCGACCCGAGCGACTTCGCCCAGGCCGAGCAGCTCCTGCCCGGCCTCGAGGCCCCGGCCCGCGGCGAGTCGCCGCTGCAGCTCGCGGCCCGTCGGTCCATCGCCGCCCTCGAGGGCGCCGGCTTCCTCGACGAAAGGCACGCCGTCCTCTGCCAGCTGATGCTCGACATGGCCGAGGTCGTCGACGCCGGCCGCCGCGGCGGGAAGGCAGCCGCGGCCGCCATGGCCGCCGCGCAGCTGCAGGCCGCCTACGTCCTGATGTCACCCGAGGCCGACGGCGGAGGTGATGACGATGACTGGCGCCAGCTGGTGGCCCAGCTCCGACGGAGCACCGCCCCTGTTCGCGACCAGGCGGAACCCGCCACTGAGGAGTGAGGGTCCCCAGGTCGCAGTCATCGCCGAGAACCTCGGCACACCGCTGATCCCCTGGCAGCAGTACGTCGCCGACGTCGCGGGCGAGCGCCGCGCCGACGGCTCCTACGAGTACCAGGTCGTCATCGTGTCGGTCCCGCGGCAGACCGGGAAAACCACGCTCATCCGAGCGGTCGGAACCCAGCGATGCCTGGTCTGCGGCTCCGACTTCTTCTACACCGCCCAGACCGGGAAGGATGCCCGCGAGCGGTGGATGGACCTCGTCAAGGTGCTCCGCCTCAACAACGCCCTGCGCGACCGGATCAACGTCAGCCTCCGCGGCGGATCCGAACAGATCGCCTTCAACGACGGCGGCGCCTTCCGCGTCTTCGCCCCCACCCCCGAGTCCCTCCACGGCTACACCCCGCCCACCGTCGTCATCGACGAGGCCTTCGCCCAGTCCGCCGAGGCAGGCGAGCTCCTCATGGGCGCCATCGGCCCCGCGCAGATCACCATCGTCGACAAGCAAATCTGGATCGTCTCCACCGCCGGCACCGCCGAGTCGACCTTCCTCCACGACTGGATCGACCGCGCCCTCGGCGGCATGGACCGCGTCGCCCTCTTCCTGTGGGGCGCCGGCGACGACGTCGACCCCTACACCGAGGACGGGATCCGCTCCTTCCATCCAGGCGTCGGCTTCACCCTCAACGGCAAGATCCTCCAGCCCTCCGACGTCCTCGAGCAGATCGACCGCAACACCCGCGCCGAGTACGAGCGCGCCTACGCCAACCGCCGCACCCTGACCACCGCCCACCTGGTCCCCGTCGAGACCTGGCGCGCCATGGGACCCCAGCCCGGTCGCCCCGCCCCGGCCTCACCCAACGACCTGCGCCAGATCACCCTCAGCTACGACGTCTCCCTCGACCGACTCTCCGCCGCGATCCTCGCGACCTGGCTCGACGGCGACACCCCGTGCACCAAGGTCGTGATGTCCGGCCCTGGCACCGCCTGGCTCGCCGACGCCGTCGAGCAGCTGCGCACCGACTGGCGCCCCCGCGACGTCGTCGCCGCCGGCAACGGCCCCGTCCTCGAGGTCAACCAGCGCCTGGTCGACCGCGGCGTCGACGTGACCATCCTCAACGAGCGCGAGTACGCCGCCGCGTCCGGGCAGCTGCTGACCCACATCGACGAGGGCACTCTGCGCCACGACGGATCCGACGACCTCGAGCGATCCATCACCGGCATCGTCACCCGCCCCGGCGCCATCGACGGCGTCGCAATCTCGCGCCGGCACTCCGTCGGCGACTCCGCCCCGGCCGTCGCCCTGGCCCTGGGCGTCTGGGGCGTCGAGCGCCACGCCCGCAGCCGCAAGCCCGTCATCCGCTTCGCCTCCGCCTCCTAAAGTGGAGATCGGGAACGTTCAGGGGGTACTTACATCGCTGTGATTCGATCCCCACACTCAGAGCGTGGGATTGAGGACAGCACTCCGGGCACGCCGGGACCAGCAGGCCATCACGGCCGCTATCTCCCTCGCAGCTGACCCCTCAACGTTCCCGATCTCCACACCCTGGGCATCCTCAGACCTCCAGCGGATCGTCTTCGAGGACATCTTCGGATCCGAGATCCCGGCCAACACCCGCGCCGCCGCGATGAAGATCCCCGCCATCGCCCGCGGCCGAAACCTCATCGTCTCCACCATCGCCCGGATGCCTCTGGCCGCCGCCACCGCAGCCGGCCCCGTCGCGACCCCGCAGTGGATGATCAACAGCGTCGACGGCACCACGCCGCAGCACCGGCTCGCCTGGACCGTCGACGACCTCCTCTTCTCCGGCTGGTCCTGCTGGTACCGCGAGAACTACGCCGACACCGGCTTCCCTCGGGCTACCTCGCGGATCAACCAGGGCGAGTGGTCCATCGAGGACGGCCACGTCGTGGTCCGCGGGACCGAGGCCAAGCCCAACGAGGTCATCCTCCTGCCCGGCTTCCACGAGGGGATCCTGACCTTCGGCGTCGACGCCCTCGCCGACGCCCGCTCCCTCTACGGCATCGTCCGCCAGCGGCTGAAGACCCCGATCCCCGCGATCGACCTCCACCAGACCGGCGGCGCCGACCTCACCGACGACGAGATCGACGCACTGATCACCCGCTGGGCCGCAGCCCGCAACGGCACCAACGGCGGCGTCGGCTACACCTCCAAGGACATCGAGGCCAAGGAAATGGGAGGCGAGGGCGACGCGCAGCTGATGATCGAGGCCCGCAACGCCGCCTCCCTCGACCTCGCCCGGATCATCGGCGTGCACGCCGGCATGCTCGACGCCACCGCCCCCAAGGCCTCCCTGAACTACGAGACCACCACCGGGCGCAACCAGGAGTTCGTCGACCTCGACCTCGCGCTCTACATGACCCCGCTCACCGCGCGGCTCTCCCTCGACGACGTCATGCCCCACGGGCAGCACGCCTACTTCGACCTCTCCGACTTCACCGCACCGGCCCCCTCGCCGTCCGGCCCCGCCCTCGAGGACTGACCGCCAATGCGCATCCGGGTCATCACCGCCGCCAACGTCGGCGCCGTCACCGCATCGGTGACCGCCGACATCACCGCCGACGTCGGCGGACGCACCCTCGTCGGCACCCTCTACCGCTACGGCGAGGTCGGCCAGACCTCCGCCGGCCCACTCGCCATCGGCCCCACCATGCCGCCGCCGCCGCTCGGCCTCCCGATCACCCTCGAGCACGACCGCGGCACCGTCCGCGCCACCATCGCCCTGGTCGACAACAACGACGAGCGCGTGCGGATCGCTGCCCGCGCCCTCGACAGCGAGCTCGGCGACCAGGCACTCGCCGACGCACTCCCGCCCCAGCGCGAGCGCGCCGCCTTCTCCCTCGACATCGAGGACGCCGACGTCGTCGACGGAGTCATCGTCTCCGGCCGCTGGATCGCGGTCGGACAGGTCGCCAACCCGGCCTTCAACAGCGCGCGCATCGACCAGATCGCGGCATCCAACAACCCAGGAGTACCCATGCTGACCGAAGCCCAGCGCGCGCGACTCAACGAGCTGCTCGCCATCACCGCCCGCGACGCCGCCCAGGAGAGCGAGCTGCAGAGCCTGCTCGTCCTCGCCGGCGCCCCCGAGCCGGCCGCCGAGCCGGCCGCCGAGCCCGTCGCCGCCGAGCCGGCCGCCGAGCCCGTCGCCGTCGCGGCCTCTGTGCCGTCGGTCCCCGCCGGCGTCCCGGCGACCTCGAGCACCCGCGTCACCCCGCGCGCCGCGCTCAACCAGGTCATCCGCGACCTCACCGCCGCGCTCCAGCCCGGCGTCCGCTCCGCCCAGGCCGTCCAAGCCGCGCTGTCCGACATCATCCACAGCGACCACACCAGCGACATCGAGCCGCTGGCCTGGTCCGGCGAGCTGTGGTCCGGCCTCGTCTACGAGCCGCAGTTCACCGACCTCTTCTCCTCCGGTGAGCTGACCTACTGGCAGGGCACCGGATGGCGGTTCACCACCACGCCGTCCATGCAGGACTACGCCGGCGACAAGGGCGCCATCCCCACTGGCACCGTGGGCACCGAGGACTCCTCCTACACCGCGGCCCGCAAGGCCGTCGGCGTCGACATCGACCGGAAGTTCTTCGACTTCCCCAACGAGGCCTTCGTCTCCGGGCTGCTTCAGAAGGTCCGCGAGTCCTGGGAGATCGAGCTCGACGCCGAGATCAAGGACTACGCCGTCGCCCAGGCCGTGCCGGCCACCCGCGGCGTCGCGATCACCAAGACCAGCGGCGACGCCACGATCACCTTCGCCTCCGGCGTGCTGACTGCCAAGGACGTGGGCGCCAAGATCACCGGCACCGGGATCCCGGCCAACACCACGGTCCTCTCGATCACCAACGCCACCACGGCCGAGCTCTCGGCCAACGCCTCGAGCTCCGGTTCGATCACGGCCACGATCAACCAGCAGGAGGCCACGGTCCTCAAGGCCGCCGCCCGCGCCGCGCTCACCCTGAAGCGCCGCCGCGTCGGTCGCGCCTCGTTCATCGTGGTCAACGACGAGGACCTGTTCTCGCTGACCGACGTCGTTGCCAACGAGGTCCCGGCCTTCCTGGACCTCTACGGCATCGACCCGCGGAACTTCCGCAGCTCCGCCGACGTCGCCCAGGGAACCGTCATGGCCGGCGTGAAGCAGGCCGCGACCGTGCGGACCCTGCCCGGGTCGCCGATCCGCGTCGAGGCCCAGAACCTCGCCAACGGCGGCATCGACGAGGCCTTCTTCGGCTACTGGGCCATCGAGGAGCACCACACCT